TACGTAAACAACGCACCAGGGGGGTAGCCCATCGCTAAAACCTAAGCGCAAAAGCTATACATCGGCGCTGTAGGGCGAGGGGGGTTTCATTGTTTTAGAATGAGTCCCCGTTCATTTAACTTCACACCTCATGGATCACGACAAGCACGAACGACTGAAGCACAAGCTGTTACTAGAAGACAGCCAAGACACTAGCAGCATTCCGTTACGCCGCAAGCATCTAATTGGCACGCTGGCGTTTATCATAATGGAAGAAGAGGTGCTACAAGCTGACGTGATGGCTAACGGCATTACCTACGCAACGACTGGCGACAAGGGGCAGCACATTGAAAAGAAGCGCCCAGCATACGAAGAGCTTGGCCGCCTGCGTGATCGCAAGCTGCGATACATAAAAGAGCTTGGGCTTCAGCTCAGCCCGCTATTCGCTTCTGAATTTGATTGATGCTGCCGACAGCGTTATTGGCTTCATTGAAAAACACTGTAGCCATGTGAAGGGCGAGCTTGGCGGCAAGCCGTTTCTGCTGGAGCCCTGGCAGAAAGAGCAAATAATAAAACCGCTGTACGGTACGCTCAACGCTGAAGGCTTGCGGCAGTACCGCACCGCCTACATTGAGCTACCACGCAAGAACGGTAAGAGCAATCTCGCTGCATGCTTAGCGCTCTACCACTTACTTAAAGACGGTGAGCACGGCGCCGAAGTCATCTCAGCTGCTGGCGATCGCAACCAGGCGCGCATTGTGTTCGAATGCGCTGCAGCTATGGTGCGACAGAGCGAGGTGCTAAGCAAGCACGTGAAGATTAAGCAGAACAGCTTAGAGTATAAAAACAACTGGTACAGAGCTATAAGCGCTGAGGCTAACACGAAGCACGGCTTTAGCGCGTCCGCTGTCATCTTTGATGAGCTACACACGCAACCGAACCGCGATCTGTGGGATGTACTCACTACAAGTACAGGCGCAAGGCGTCAACCGCTGGTTGTTGCTATCACAACTGCAGGCCATGACGTCAATAGCATCTGCTACGAAGTGCACGACTACGCTAAGCGCGTCCAAAAAAAAGAGATAGACGACCCTACTTTTTTGCCTGTCATCTACGCAGCTGACAAGAAAGACGACTGGCGCGAAGAAGCTACCTGGCGCAAGGCTAATCCAGGCTATGGCACAATTTGCAAGGCTGCCTATTTTCAGCAAGAGGTGCGCAAGTGCGAAAGCAACCCGCGACAGCTAAACACTTTCCTGCGCTTGCACTTGAATATTTGGACAAGTAGTGAAACGTCATGGCTAACGGACGAGGAATTTATGAGGGGCGCCGACAGCGTGCCAGAAGAGAAGCTAAAGCGCCTCAAGTGTTACGCTGGGCTAGACCTTGCGAGCGTAAAAGATTTAACCGCTGTCGCTCTAATCTGGCGCGACGACGAAGAGGATTGCTACTACCTACGAGCTCACCACTTCTGCAACAGTGTGAAGGCGCAGAGCAAGGAGAAAAGCGGGAGCATTGATTATTTCGCTTTCCAAACTGCTGGCCTTGTCACGATCACTGAAGGCAACGTCACTGATATGGATGCGGTGCGTGACTTCATTCTGTCCGCGCATCAGCAGTATGATCTTCAAGCCTTGGCTTTTGATAGATACTATGCGGAAATGGTCGTCCCTGACCTCATCGCTGTCGGCATCGACTGCCAGAAGTTTGGCCAGGGCTACGCGTCCATGAGCTACCCCACTAAGGAACTCGAGCGCTTGATGTGTCAAGGGAAGATTATTCATGGTGCTCATCCTGTTTTGCGTTGGCAGATAGGTTGCGTACAACTGCAGCGCGATGACGCTGACAATATTAAAGTCAGCAAACGTAAAAACAGTGAAAGCCAAAAAGTAGATGGAATTGTTGCCAGCATTATGGCTTTGGGTTGCTACTTTAACAACGCAGATGATGAAGCCGTTGTGCTTCAGATTGTTAGTTTGTAGTTTTCATGTTAAGGTGGAGCGGGCTCGCAACGGCGGGCCTGCTTTTTTTATCTTTGATTATGGCAAATCGCATTCAAAAGTTCGCGCAGCAGTTGCGCATGCGCGTCGGGCTTGATCGCCCACGTGATATTGCTGCCGCTGTAGGTTTGCGACAAGTGACCCACTCAGGCGCCAGCATAACGCCAGAGAGCTCCCTAGCTATTAGCGCAGTTTACGCTTGCGTTTACAAGATTGCTTCTACGCTTAGCAGCTTAAGCTTGTGTTTGTACGTAGCCGAAGGGCGCAACCGCACCAAGCTCACAGCGCATCCAGCTTACAACGCTGTCGCTGTCTCTCCCAATAGCGAAGTTACCCCGTTCATTTTTTGGGAGACCATAGTAGCTGACGCGCTTCTGCGCGGTGCTGGTTACGCAATCATACAACGCGACCAGGGCGGCAAGATGATTAGCTTGCAATCAGTGCCCAGTCAGATGGTGCAGCGCACTGAGGTAGGCGGCACGCTAATGTTTAAGCTGCATGACGGCAACGTTGTCGCTGGTGATGACATGCTAGAGATTAGCAACTTGTACGGCATGAGCCCGATACAGCTACACCGCGAAAACTTAGGGCTTGCGCGCAGCGCTCAAGACTATGGCTCACAGTACTTTGCTAACGGTGGCCAGATGACTGGCGTGTTGAGTAGTGAGCAACCGCTGAAGAATGAACAGATTGAAGTTGTACAGCAGAGCTGGAACGCTAGTAGCAGCAACGCAGGCACCAAGCTTCTGCCCTTTGGTTTCAAATACCAGCGCATCGGCATCCCTCCGGAGGAGGCCCAGTTTATCGAGACGCGCAAGTTTCAGGCAGAGGAGGTATGTCGCATTTTTTCAGTGCCGCCAGCGCTGGTACAGCTCGAAAGCCAAACGACTTACAACAACGTAGAGCAGCAAAACCTGATGTTTGCGCGGCACACTGTGTTGCCCTGGGCTAAGCGCATTGAGCAGGAGTTAAACAAGAAATTGCTTACAGGTTTCGAGCAAGGCACGCACTATTTTAAGTTTGAGCTGAATGACTTGTTCCGAGGCGATATGGCTGCGCGTTCTGCGTTTTTCACTCAGATGCTACAGAATGGCGTCATGACAATCAACGAGGTGCGTGCTCACGAAGAACTAAACCCAGCTGAGAACGGCGACGTTCATTTGGTGCAAGTCAATCAGATTGCGCTGGACCGCATCACTGACTACAGCGATAAGATTGCCAGCGACAACACTACCACAGAGTAAGAAAATGAGCGACAAGAATATCATGGGCGCAGTGCGTCGAGCTTTGAAGAATATCAGCAAAGCTCACAACAGGACTAAGCCGAAGCAACGCAGTACAGCGCACGCTTTAGAGATTGCTTACAACAACCTTTGCGGCACACCGCAGGAGCGCATTCGTCAAATCCGCGAACACCTTAGCGGCAGAAACGAACAGCGCAAGCAAGCCGCTGAAAGCAAGGGCGTTATGTACCGCAACGCTGAAGTGCGCACAGCTGGCAAGCCAATGGTGCTCGAAGGCTATGCGGCTTTGTACAACGAAACTACTGACTTGGGTAGCTTTCGTGAAATGATTGCGCCCGGTGCTTTTGCTGGGCGGCTAGAAGATGACGTCAGGCTGTTGCTTAATCACGACGGTGCGCCACTAGCTAGAACCAAGAACGGAACGCTAAAGCTTGACGACGATGAGAAAGGTTTATTGTACCGCGCTGAGATAGTGGACACGCAAGCTGGTCGCGATCTGTACCGCATGGTGCAAGATGGCTTAATCACACAGAGCAGCTTTGGCTTTACTATCGAAGAGCAAGACATTGACGACAATGGCGTTAGAGTGATTCGTAAAGTCGGCAGGCTCCTAGACGTTTCGCCTGTAACGTATCCAGCATACGAGGCAACGGAAGTGCATGCACGCAAAAAGGGAACTGATCAGGAGCTTGACGATACTGCAAGCTGATTGCCTGGAGCTTTTAAATAGCTACAGCGTAAGCCTTGACGAAGCTGATGAATTCAGTGAAGAGGATTTCAGTAAACGCTGGGACAAGTTGCGGCGCGATATTCGCGAGGTGGCTCACTCTATCTATGATGAGCATCAGCGTTGTAGCCGCAAGAGAACTAATTTAGAGTAGTTATATTTGCTTAAAGCATTTAGAAAATGGACTTGCCAATTAAAGATTTGCAGGCTTTGCGCCAGCAGTACGTTGAGCAGCGTGAAGACGTAAAAAAAGCTGCAGAACTTGAAGAGCGCGAGCTTAATGATAGCGACATCGCTGAGATGGAGCGACTTGCCAAAGAGATTCGCAACACCGACCGACAGTTGAAGGTCAAGCGCGAAGATCAAGAGATTGCCAAGAGCGCTGTGCTTGCTGGTGAATCTAGCCGCAGCGCCCAGAAAGAGATGCGCACCATGAGCAACCGCTTTGATTTGGCTGGTGCTATTCGTGACCTGTCGCAAGGCAAGCGCGTGACTGGTGTAGCTGCTGAGTTTACCGCTGAGGCTTTGCGCGAGGTGCGCGGATCCAATGTAAACATGAAGGGACAGCTTAGCATTCCCGCTTCAGCTTTCCGTGCTTTGGGTGACGCTGGTGAGTTTGGTGCTGGTTCAGCTTTGGCTAACGCTCCTGGCTTTGTTCCTACTAACGTCGCTTCAGGTATCGCTGCTCTTGCTGCTCCTACTCAGTTCGAGCGCATGGGTGGACGTGTATTGAATGGCTTGACTGGCGACACTAAGCTGCCAATCGTTACAACAGCCGCAACAATTACAGCACCTGCTGAAGGCGCGGCGTTTGCGGCTGACGCCAACAGCACTATCGGTTCAGCTACTTTGAGCCCACAGCGTTACGGCGCTTATGTTACTGTCACCGAGCAACTGATGTTGCAAGGCGGTCCAGCTGTAGAGCAGCTGATCACGCAGGACATGGTAACCCAGCTCAACCGTCAGATTGACAAAGCTGTTTTTGACACCATCATTGGCGCTGGTGACGGTGATAACGCTACGCCTGTAAGTGCAGCGAATATGATCGCTGGCGAAGCTGCTTTGATTGCTGCCGGTGTTGACTTGTCAAACGTTCGCGTTATTGCTGACGCCGTTGCGCATAGTCTATTATCTGATGATGCTATTGTTGCCAGTGTCAACGCTGCTATTGACCGCAGTTCTGCCGGCAACTTCGCGGCGATGGGTTATCCCTACTTCGTGACTGACTTGCTGCCAGCTAACTTGGCAGGCGAGGGCTCGTTGATTATGGCGGACTTCAATATGGCTGCAGCTCTTGGTTTGTTTGGCGGTATCGACATTGTCGTTAACCCTTACAGCTTGGACATCAACCACCAGGTGCGTATCAGCGTTCACAAGTACGCTGACGCTGCTGTTTTGCACGGCGCTGCCGCTTACACATTCCACGACAACGAATAATAGCGTAATCGTACTGAACTGGGAAGCCTGGCCACTGTGCCGGGCTTCCTTATTTTTATGCTATGCAAGTCACAATAGGAGCTTTACAGACTGACGTGAGCGGTACAGCACTGCCTGAGCAGATTATTTCAACAGCAGAGTTAAAGAAGCATCTGCGTGTTACTCATGCACTTGAGGACAGTTTAATTGAAGCTGCAAGGCTTGCGGCTATCAGCTACGTTGAAAACTACTGCAACGTTTTGCTGGGCTCGTATTCTGCCACGGGATACCTTCGAGACTGGCGCTACGCTACGTTTCCAGTGGGTCCGCTTTCCGCTGTGGGTGATGTTAAATATGACGATAGCTCTGGCAGTGAGCAAACGTTTAGCAGCTCTAAAGTTTACAGCGATACAGCAAGGCAACCAGGACAGATAAACTTTCGCGATGTGCCTTCGCTGCAGGATTACAACTTAACGCCTATCCGCGTAGAGTTTACAGCTGGATACGCTCCCGCAGATATTCCCGCTCCCATTATTAGCGCTATCAAGCTGATCGTTGGGCACCTTTACGATATGCGCACTGATGAGGTAGTTGGCACAATCACAACCCGCGTCAAGCTGGGCACTGATGCGCTACTTAACTCTCACCGCATTATGCACCAGCCATGAAGAACGCAGGCAGAAGAGATAGAGCTATAACGCTCAGGCAGGAAACGCTAGCGCAAGACGACTATGGGCAACCGACAGCTGGCAGCGTTACAGATTCTGACATGTGGGCTGAAGTTATCTACTCCGGTAGCGCAAGCGAGAGCGTGAAAGCTTACCAGGTATTCCCGCAGCGCGACGTCACTTTCATCGTTAGGCACCCGAACCCAACTAACGACGCTGGCGGCTTAACCATTGATCAAGCTGACAGCATCATTTTTGAAGCTCGTGATTATGAGATTTTGGGCTTTGAAGAAATAGGCAGGCGCGACGGCTTGCGCATATTCTGCAAAGAGAAGGGAACTGATGGGCGTTAGATTACGAGAGTACTTAAGCGGAAAAGGCGGCTCAGTAAAAAGCGTCTCGCCTA